CGAATGAACTTGATGGCAGCGATTGCGATGATGGCGACAAGGACGGCACCAGCAACAACCACACCATCTGCCTTCATGTCGGCAGTTGCCGTTGTCACTTCGGTAGGGACGGCAGCGAAAACTTGCGAAGCAAGCAACATGGAACCAGAAACCAGACCGTAACGCGCAAATTTGTTCATGACGAACCTTTCAAAACGCCAGTAAAACGACTGGCAGCGATTCGCCCAAAACGGGCAAATTCAAAACGCGACGGCACTGTATGCACCATCAAACCAACGCGGCGGAATGTCGCGCAACTTAGTCAAAACAAGACCGGAAGGAACAAGACGCACCGCATAAGCGGGAGGCAAAATTTCGCCAGTGGCACGAACGACCAACGCGGCCCCGACCCGGCAGACTTCACCAACACCATGAAGCACCTTGACCCATTCGGGAAGATTCAGCCAAGAGCGAACAGAGCGACCCTGATCACACAGACCGCCGATACCGTAGAGCCTCAAGCCCTTAGGAAACCGGGTCAACTCGCCGAGCTTTGACAGATATTTCATGAGGTAGCCGACACCGGACTTTGCAATTTCAGTATTGCTCATGCCATGAGGCCAGAAGGCCGAGCGATGACGACCTGACGGCGTGCGTGTAGGCTTGTCCCAGTGAGGCATGGACACGCCGACCGGGAGCCATGCCAAAAGGTGATAGTGGACGACAGCCTCGCCCGTACGCTCCAAGCGCTTAGGCTGGATTTCAGCGACCCATGTGTAACGGCAGGGATAGCCCCGAGCGCGGCACCAGTTGCGGAAGGCACCAAGCGCCGCCGAAACATGAGCAGGCCGCCAGCCATTAGCCGAGGCATAGGTAAGGGTCACAAACCACGGTTTCGCGGCCCTGAAACCGTTTTGCGCCATGCCATGAAGATGACCCGATGCCCAGACCGACTTTTTCAAACGCTTGACCCGACGCTCCGCAACTGCAGACGGTGCGATATTGATACACAAGTCGAGCGTTTCCCGACTTGTTTTAAATGGGACAAGCCCCGCCGCCACCGCGCCACCGCCAGCGGCTTCGCCGCTTGTCGCCGCCGCGGTGGCAGCGGCAGCCGACGCACGAATAGCCGCGTCCGCCACTTTATGCCCCATCGCCATCGTCTTATGAGAGAGCAGGGGAAATTTAGCGATTTGAGCAGCGGTATGACTCATATCATGCACAAGCCACAAGGCGCTCCACTGGATGACATTGGGTCTTTACCGATCACCGCAGAAATACGGATAACGCGCCCAGCCTGAGCAGCGCCAAAAGCATCATGCGCAAACGCTTTTGCCATAGTCCGCGCACCACTCGCCAAGCACGGAAAGCAACCAACACGCCCGAACCCCTCAGAGTAAAGAGGATTAGCAACCGACCCGATTAAGGCCATGACCTCAGACGTTGACCAATTCAAGACAGGCAAACGAAACCGCACACCAGCCGCGCCTAACGACTTTGGATATTTGGACGGAAACACCTCATGAGGTTGATAAAGCTCAGTGTCCAGAATGTAAGCATAACGGGAAGCACGTTGAGAACTTTCATCCGAGCGCATCCCATACCAGACCTCGAACGCGCCCACCTGGAGAGCGTGCGCCTTGTAAAAATCACGCGAAGGACGCATTTTCAATTCGTCAGTACAGAACCGAGCAGCGCCAGAGGGAAAGCGGCCATGTTTAATGCACTTTTCATCCACAGAACCGGCAGTAATAGAAACGATTGAAACGCCATAGTGACGACGCATAAATTGAATGTGCGCGTACGTTTTCGGATGCTCGAAATGAGTGTCACAAAAAAGCCCAGTAACAGACGAAGCGCCAAACGCATCAATGGCCAACTGAAGACAGGCTTGAGAATCCTTACCGCCAGAGACAGGAACAACGACTGTAGTCATGGGATAAGCGCCACCAGATCAGCCAAAAACACGCCGAACGAGTAAAGCGCCAAGACAGCGCCAACAGCCAGCGCCGCATTCATCGCACACGCTCCAGGACGCGACAAACGAACGGGTTTTCAAACTGAATCACATAGCCAGCCTCAGACCATACACGGATGTATGCCTGATACGTGGGCGCATGTTCAAAGCGCCGAACATGCAGGTCCACCGGCAGCTTTTCGCAGGACGCAGGAGGAAGCTGCACCAAGAAGGCGGGAAGGGCGCTCACAGGTTCACCCCACCCATGGGAACATCAGACGCACCAAAAATCACGAGTTCTGCGGGAAGTTCCACCGCGCCCGGTTCAGGACGAAAGACAACGACCTGAACGGACTGAATTTCGGGGTTTTCAAACTCAGAGGCAGCGACACCACGCGCACAGAGGGCGAGAACCGCCAGCCGTGCCACATGTGATATTTGCTGCATGTCTTCATGGTTTAGTGACATAGAGGATTCCCCCTCATGCCTTAGACGAAGTCGGGGCAGGGATCAACCGGGGACGGCATTCGAGCCGACCATCCCGACTGACGTACACAGCGGAGGGGGAAAGGGTATAGGAACCGCGTGCATAGGGCGGCTGACCTTTTTCGAGAATAATCTCGAACTTGTCGGGGAATTCAGCGACAACACCATCAGCGCCGACGGTAAAAGCATGGGCGGTCTGGAAATTCAGATCATAGGGTTTGCCCGATGTTTTACCGACTCCGGCCATGTTGCGAACCTCGGGCGATGTGACGACAATCTTAATCATGGTTGATCCTTTTAAAAAAATGTCAGGGAGCTTTAACGGACTCAAATTGAGTACGCAAGCGGATAGTACCGCAAATGAGTACAGCTATGCAAAATAAACCCGACTATTTAGATCAACTAATCAAGAAAGCCAGCGAAAAAGCAGGCAGCGACTACAAGCTCGCGCAAAGGCTAAATGTGTCAAGAGGAAACGTGAGCGACTGGAAAACAGGGCGCAGATCATGCCCAGCAGCAGATCAGGCGCTCATGGCCAGCATTGCGGGACTTGACCCCGAAGCATGGGCAGCACGAGCCATCATCAGCCAGCACGAAGGGAGCGAGAAGGGAGAGCTTTTAAAGCAGGCCCTAAAAAAAGCACTGGTAGCGACTGGCGCGGTGCTCGGTACGTTTGGCAGCCAGGCCCAAGCCGATAGCCTGACCGTCATGGGCTACTTGATACGATGTATAAATCGTCAACGTCAATCAGTGATTGATTTTCGATTGTCAAAACTAACTGCCGGTACGTGATGCACAACCGGTGACCGTCAGGAGCCGCAAGCGCCCCCCGACACCCCCATCGCCCTATCTGCCGCTATTCGCTAGATAGGACTCAAAAAATCCACGTTTGACAGGGTAAAGGGTTTCGGTAGCACGAAAGGCCCGAAGGCCGTCCTACTAATTGGTGAACGTCAAGGCCCCGAAACGATAACCGCGAATCCGATCCACGTCAGCGGCCAAGCTGTCCAGAGTGGCATAAATTTTCGTTTTGCCAAGAGCAGTTTCCAGCTCCTGACCATATGCCGAATGATCACACTCAAAAATCAACATAAATCCCGGTTCTGATCCGCACGCCACAGCCGCGAAATTACGAATGAAACCAAGATTAAAATACTCTTTTGCTTTTGCGATTTTCATGATTTACCTATGTGTTAATGAATCTTCATTATAATGTTTCACGTGAAACATTGCAATGATTTGATTAAAACACTATCACGAAAATGGTCTTTTGTTGCAAAAAAGCAACACTTTTGGGCCTAAAAAAATTTTTCCGGCTTCGCCGGATCAACAGGATTATTGCGAAGAGATCTGCGAAGACAAAGCCACCGGAACAACATCGCCTGCATGGCCATTGACAGCCAGTTTGTCCGGAAGCCGGTACGGGTCAAATGGCGGATTTGAGATCCAGCTCCGACACTCTGACGAGGACAGGCCAGTATCAGAGCCTTGGTTTGTGATGCACTTGCAGGTGTCGCCAACGCAGTAGCCGCCGACAACGATAGGCATGGCCACGATTTGGCGCAGGTGATCATAGGCCGGGGCGGATTCTGGTTTTGACGAAACGCGAGGGATAAAGTCAACACGGTCATCTATCAACGCACGCCCGGAGCGATCCAGGGAGCGCGAGACGTTGAGAGATGGTGCAGGCGAAGTAACACCCGGAACAACCAGGTCAACCGGCAAGGCTGGAGCGTCAGACCGGTTCACGACCTTGAACGCCAGGTAAGCCATAACCGCCAAGAGGACGAAGGCCAGTAGCGAGATGTAAAAGGCTTTCGGCACGGTGCGCACCGCTTGATGGTGAGACTTCGCAGACTGATAAAGCTCAAAGGCTTTTTTGGGGAGTTTGTACTTTTGCTTGACCGGGCAGGTTTTCCAGTTCAGCCCGTCGTTTGTCTCCGGCCACTCGTACCAGTAGCGGCCAAGCCAGCCGGTATCCCTGATGTGTACGTGACGCTGTGCCAAGCCCCTGACGTTGACATCGAGCAACCTGGGCGCTTGCGTGGTGAGGTAGAAATCAATGCCTGAATGTCGATGTGTCTCAAGAGCGGCAATGGCGTTCGGAACCTTGGAACCGCTGGCCCGTGGGCGCCAAACGTCCTGAACTTCGTCAATGATCAAAATCGCATCATCAGGCAGATGATCCGGCCAGTCATCAGCGTGTATGGGTTGATGCGGGATTTTTAGCGACTCATGCAGAACGACTTGATCCGGGCGACGTTTAGCCGCAGGGTCATAGTGCACAAATAGCGGACGGTCTCCGGGAAGCTTGGATATCAGACCGACAACCGCCGCCGTTTTGCCAGCACCGGGCATGCCGGTAAAGAGATTGATCATCGCAGTTCAAAGCGTTTGAGTACCTGGAGCGTGACACGGGCAACCAG